TGAGCCCCAGTTTCCTGGGACGCCCTTATAAATACTCCAATGCGCGTTTTATGCGATTGAGATATTATAGAGACAGCTCTTTCTCCATAACTCTGGGTGATAACCCAGCACTATGGACACCACTATGTGGCGCTCCTCTCTTATAGCAGGAGTAAAACATATGTCTGTAGAAACTACATACACGTATGAGACTATATTAGTGGCGGAAGAAGATTCTCCGTGTCCTAATATCGGCCGCATAAGGCAAGCTTATGCAAATAAACTTGTTGCGATCGAAGAGTACTCAGACAATGAGAAGGATTCCAGGGAATACCCTGATCCCCCTCTGTGGAAGTCGCCAACTGCGATCCCCGTACAGCATACCTGGAAACAGTTTGCTGGCACTCAAGAAGTTGTGACCTTTATGGGTCCTAACCCTTTGTGCTATAATCCATTCGGTTGGGGACTTGTCTCCATCTATAACCGATATGATTATGAACGGCCGTTGGTACCTGTCAACCTTGTTGACATGCCAGAACCCGATTGGGCTTTGGCTGCTAGGAAAAAGATTAAACAACAGTCTGTTAACCTAGCAGGTTCTATTGCAGAGTATCGTCAAACAGCAACAACGTTTTACGATTTTGCAAAAGCGACGCATGATGAGACCATGAATATGGCTTCATCTCGTAGGAAATATAGGGGAAAGTGGCGGAACCGTTACGAAGTAGCTAGGCAGCTAGTTTGTAGCATGTCCGCAATCGAACTCATCCGTGCGTTCGGTTTAAAACCGCTTATCTCCGATTTAGCCAACTCTGCTACTGCCCTCCAAGAGAAACTTCTTGCCGAGGACATCTGGTGGAAGATTAGAGTGAAAGCAAAAGAAAGCGATCATTCTCCTCTTTTCCATGATGACTACTACGAGTATACTCGTGTAGTTAGTAGTAAAGCTGTCTTATATATACTCGTGAACCCACAGGATCGTGGGAACTTCACAGCGGGTAATCCGCTTGAAGTCTTATGGGAAGCGACTCCTTTTTCTTTTGTCGTGGACTGGGCTATTCCCCTTGGGGATTGGCTTTCATCTCTTGATGCCTTAGTAGGCGTTAAGCAGATCATAGGCACAGTAACTCATAAGAGTGAGGTAAACTGTAAACAAATCAGTGAATCTCGTCCTGGGGGGGTAATGCTTACTCCTGGAACGGCTCATTATAAGTCGTTCTCTCGTGAGGTCGTAACGGATATACCGTTGCCTCGCTTTCCGGAGTACTCCCCCTCGAAGTCATGGCATTCTATTAAGAATGCTATGGCTCTCTTAACAAGTATCAACTGTCATAAGCCTCGGAAAAAGGTTAAAAAGAAAAAATAACCATTATCTGAGCTTACTAGGTTGTGTACCGGCAATTCTGCCACATACTCGGGATATACCCGATTTTTTGGAGAAATATCTCCTTATCTATTAACCTCCAATGTGAGATATAATATGAGTGAAGCAACAAATATAGCCATCGCCGATGGCGAAGATACACCTGTTACACATACGTTCGAACCAGTTCGGTCCTCGGGGGAATCATTCTTCTGGGAAAACGGTGCTTTAGCATCCACTTCTCCAGGATTTGAAACTCTCGAGTTAAAGCTGACCCCGCAAAAGGGTAATGCTAAAACCGATAGGGTAACTGCAAAAATCACAGTTCCCGTGGAACAAACTGTGGATGGTATTGTTTCTGTCCATCATTTCAACCAGATCGAGATAATCTCGAACACCCATACGTCAGCAACTCAGCAGGAGAAGGAAAACCTCCGTATCCTTGCTTATAATTTGTTGGCGAATGGTACTCTAACCGAGTACATTGAAGAACGAAAACCGGCCTTTTAATATGGCCCGTTCTACTTGGTGTTTTATAGCTAAGATCCTTTTGGCTATACTAAACTGGATCACCCGTCGTCGTCGTAAGAACCGACGTGCGGGGGATATAGATTCCATGTACGTTTAGTACTGAATCCATTTGTTATGATGCCCTTTTCGGGCTTAAGGGAGTAGAAACTTGCCATGTCTATCAATTACCATGTAGACAGTAGCTCTGATAAGTTATTAGAGCTTTCCACCGTCCTTAACCTCTGTGAATTGGTTAACTCACCGAGGAGTATCGCTGTTTTCATGCTCTTATCGAGCGGAGAACATACCCAATATCTCGATCTCGAGATTGACGCTAATAACTACGAGGACCACTGCAATTTCGCAGATGATTACCTTGTTACTAGCATCCTTCGAAAGTCGATTAACTTGGATATAACAAGCGATCCTAGGGATTCCGCTGTGTCCTCCTTTTGGGAGGCAGAACGGATGTGTGCTGCCACAAATCAACGACTTAGTGCCACCTTTTGGCATGAACATCCACCTTTTTATAAGCGGATGCGTCGTATTATTCAATCTACTTTAGGGACCTTAGATCTTAAGGCTCTGAAACGTATTTCGGATAGATCTCGATTTGGGCCAGGTGCAACGACCGGTGTAACCGGTCGAGGCGTAGTACCTTCAAAGAAATTTGATGCAGACATGCATCTAACCGAAGAACTTATTCACCTATATAAACCCCTTTTGGGGCAGCTATGGTGGGAGATTCAACCGAATCCCCTCGTAGTTGTAGGTAATAAGTTCACAACCGTTCCGAAAAACGCCACTACTCATCGAGGTATATGCATCGAACCAACACTGAATGTTTTTGGTCAGTTAGGTTGTGGTGCATACATTCGCGATAGTTTGAGGCGTTTAGGGATCGATTTAAAACAACCGAGGTTAGCTACTTCTGAGTCTGCGAAAGTTGGGCAGGCTCTAACCTTTATCTCAAAGGGTGATGACGAACCTCTTGACCATTATATAGATCCGATTTATCGGACTACATATGCTCGAGCGGATCGTCTAAAACCTTATGAGGGTTGTGTTAGTTGGAAGAGAAATCAGGTACTAGCCCAAAAGGCTTATACTCTTAAGCTTGCGACGATTGATCTGTCGAAAGCTTCTGATACTCTCAGTCTTGAGGTTGTTAAACAGCAACTTCCTGACCCGTGGTTTGACCTCCTAGATCTTTTTAGGAGTAAGACCACGACCATCGACGGGGCCGTTGTTCCATTGAATAAGTTTTCATCAATGGGCAATGGTTTTACTTTCGAACTTGAAACTCTAATTTTTAGAGCTCTTGTTCTAAGTATTGTACCTATCGAGGACCAACACCTTACAAGCGTCTTTGGGGATGATATTATATGTCCCCAGGAATATGCTAGTGAGGTAATCGATGCGCTAACCTACTTAGGGTTTAGCGTGAACACTAAGAAGAGTTTCCTGGCAGGAAACTTCTTCGAATCCTGCGGGTCTGACTTTTTTAAGGGTCAGCCTGTAAGACCTTTCTACCTTAGACGGCAGAAGATGGGAAACCGTTTTTTGCCTTATACGGTCCAAATCGCAAATGCACTTCGTATCTATGCAAATAGACGCGGTTATGGTGTATGTTGTGATAGTCGTTTCCTACCACTTTGGACAGAACTCAGACGAGCCTGCCCTGTGGATTGGCAACGATGCAAAATACCGTTCCATTTTGGCGATACTGGAATTGTCTCTGATTTATCAGAGGTAAAAATCCGGCGTCATCGGGAAGGGTGGGAAGGGTACCAAGTGCGGTACAAAGTACTAGAACCTATTTTCGCCGATAGACATACCATCGGTAGGCTTCTAGCTGCACTGGCAGGAGGCGCAGGAGCTGCAGACCCTTTGTTTTCAAAGGGGCGTGAGCCTAAAAGAGGCTACTTGCGGCGCGTGCGCACTAAGACTGGCTTAAGCTTTGCTTGGCCAGACGGCTGGACCTGGGCTGTTGTCTAGGTCCTTTTTCCCTCATTTGAGGGTGGTTGGGTAGATTTTGCC